CTATCTATTCCTTGCGCAAGGTGCGGCGGACAAGGTCATCAAAAAGGCCGTATGGCAGACCGTGCGACTGCATGGAAATGAGTGGCGCGTGATACTGACTTACAAACCGTATGAATAAGTGGGGAGCAATGAAAGCGGGAGATTGCGGCGGGTGGCGGAAGCGGTGACCGCCACGAATCCCGTCAAATAATGGTCTGGTGGCGACACTGCTGGATATACCACACTCCATACCACACCTTGCCTTTGTGAATCCCAAAGTCACGGCAACATTGCGTGCAGGCATTCATGCTAGACCAACGTCTTAAAATTTTTGAGGCCATCGGAAAAACATAATATTCATAATATTTTTTTCAAACAACTCCAAAACTGGCTACTAGAGCGGATTTCATAGAATTAGGAAACCATAATATTTTTATAATATTTATATAATCATATTAGACTTTAATTTGTAATTTTTAACAAAAAAAATATATTTAAAAATCATAGTCTTATAAAAATATTATGGTTTACATTAGAAAATATTACACTTTCTTATAATATATTATTTCGAATAAAATCAAATGGTTAGACATTTATTTTTTAATGCATTACAAATATTATGTTTTTCCGAACTGCTTCTTAAAAAAAGCCTCCATTACATTGATGCATCAAGTCTGCATGCGGCTTGTGCAGCTGTTTGCAAGTAAATCCAACCATCCAGCATTCCAAACTCAACCAGCAGTCCAGCGCGTCCGCAGCGACTTGCAGATGCATTTTTTTAATGCAATGAAGCGCGCAGGCGTGGCGGGGTCACGAGCGCGCGCTGGGGGTGCTGGCGGAGGGGTTTGCGGGTGCGTGCTGGATGGGTGCGAAAAAAAACCGCCCGAAGGCGGTGGTTTAGTGAGCGGTACGGCTCGCAGGTATCAGATTGGTAGTATCAGACTACAGATACCGGTGACTTACTTGTTCATGACGACCTGACCAGGCTGATCCTGTTCGCTGGCGATCTCGTAGTCTTCGAACTTGATCACCTCCATACCCAGCCAATCATTCAGCTCCATAAATCGTGCCTGCAGAGGCTGCAGCTCATTGCGGTTGAACACTTTCGCGGATTTGAACGGATCCCCGAAGCCTGACGTGTTGGTCGGGATCACGCCCATCAGCTCTGGCGGCACGCGATGCGCGGCCAGCTGATCGTCGCGTGTGACGTTCTTGATGTTGAAGAACTCATCCTTGGCTGCGACCTCCGATACTGGAATCAACTGAATGCCGTCTTTCTTGCCGTTCGGGGCATACATGAAGAGGTTGCGAAAGTTGCCCGGCCCCTTCGCTTCCTTGATGGCCTTGCGCATCGCATCGACATCCTCTTGTTTCTGAGCCGCATCGGTCATGTAAAGAATGAACCCGGCGTGGCTGCCGTTCTTGTAGTAGCGGCGGCGGAACAGCGTCGCATCCTCGTTGAGGAATGCCGAATTAAGCGCAGGCAGGTATTCCGGCAGGCCGTAGATCTCCTGGTTGATATCCGGCTCCATCAGGTGGAAGATACTGCCGCGCTTGAACTCGTGTTTTTGCCGCCAGCCCGTCACATAAAAATAGCTGTCGAGATCCGCGCCGCGACGGGTATATTTCGCCAGCGCATGCTCCAGCCGGAGCGGATCGTGCAGGCGCGACTCCACCCGCTGCAGCATCGAGTTACCGAACACCAGGTAATCAAGCACCCACTTGGCGAACTCCGAGCGCGGCAGCAGCTTGTGCGGGATGTATGAGCTCACCAGAATGTTGCGCTTCACATAAATCGCGCTGCTGTGATGCACGGACGCGCGGAACGCCTTTGCCAGCCCGGCGAACGACAGAGGCGGCTCATAGTAACCGTCTACCGTCACGCACTCCAGATAATCGAAGATCTCGCGCTTATCCAGCACAGCAACCGGATCGCCAAAGCTGAACACCTCCGCCTTGGTTTTATTTGAAACATCGGATTTTTTACTCATTACGAAATCTCCATAATCGACTGGTTAGTATCGGTGACGCCCTCAAGCGGCTCGTTTGCCAACGCGTGCATGGTTGCCCATGCCACGTCCGCGTGACTGGTTTCT